ACGCCAGGCGTTCTCTTCGCCCCTGGGTCCAAACTGGAATCCCTCCTTGGCGTGTCCGAAGTAGTCGTGAACAGCGCGGAACAGATCGTTCACGACCTGCTGGTGCATGGTCCCTTCGGAGTCAGGCACTGGTTCGCCATACGTTTCCAGCAACGGGTGTGTCTCACCCTCGTAGTCGGAGATGTCGGTCCCGAATGTTTCCTGGTCTTTCGGGTTGATTGTCTTGAAGTAGTACAGACGCTGGTTGTTCTGCACGTCATCGAGCATCTCGGTGCTGTTGGCGTATGGCTCACCCCGGCTGGCCCACGGAACGAAGTTGACACCCTGGTCAACGAGGTACTCGTACTGCGCGATGGTTTCAGTGACCAGGTCAGTGTATGCCTGTTTCGTTTCCTGGTCTTCTAGGGCATTGAACGGTAGGGCATCAAATGCGTCCGCTATTCTCTTCGCTCTTTCGACATCGACATCCGCGTACACCCCAGCGACCTCTTCGTCGTAGGCAATCCCCTGAGACCGTGTGTACGCTCTGGCTTGCTCCCTCACGGTCTCGTTCGCTCGACGTGATTGCAGTGACTTGGCATCAGCATCAGCCAGATTTGCTCGATATCTAGCCTGTGCCTCGTCGGTCACCCGCCTGGACTGAAGAGACCTAGTGTCTCCTGCACGTTCTTGGATAACCGGGAAAGCGCGTCTCACCGTGCGCTCTCCAGCTTCGGTCATCCCGCCACTGGGAGCCATCGGATTCCTGGAACGGTACTCCTCTGCCAGTGCCTGGCCGATACCAAGACCACGGAACTCTTCGACGACCGCTAGGTCCGTCATCTCTCCAGTCGGGATTGCGTACCCAACAACTTCCTCAGCCTCCATGGCCGGGTTGTCAGGAGTCTCCATGACGGCGTACATGCCGCCGTCTTCGTCCTCGCGGATCTCATACTCACGACCATCGTTGGTTGTCCTGGTGGCGATCCGGACAGCTCCCTGTCCCATTCCGTAGGTGTCTCCACGGCCCAGGTTCGGGCGGTCGGCGGAGTCCACCCGGCGAGTTCCCCCGATCGACTCGATGTACTCGTCCGCCGACATGTCGCTGACCCGCCGCGATTGGAGGGGCAGGGGCTTTCTCGCGGACCTGGACTGCCGTTGCTGACGCTCGGCTCCCAGACCCCTGACTTCCACAGTGTCCCCAGGAGCCACGGAGAGGCCGCGTACGACGTCGCTGATTCGATCGGCCACGCGCTGGGCTGCCTTCGCCTCGCGCCCCAGGAGGCCCATCCTGGCCGCCACACGGTCAATGGCTCGGTGGACCCTGGTCGCACCAGCCTGGAGCTGCTCCCCACCCTGGGTGATTGCTTCTGCCGGTCCCTCCAGAGCCACCAGGCCCAGGCCCTCACGGAGCTCTGACCTCGTCAGGTCCGTCTCTCCAGTCTGGGCGGCCCTGACAGCACCGCGTGCAGACGCTTCTTCCTGGGCGCGATCTAGGGCGATGTCCAGGTCTCGGTCGGCCTGAATGAACGCCTCTCGATTTTCGTCCGTGGGGTCTTCGGTGAACTTGGCTTCTGCTTCATCGCGACGGTTCTGAAGGGATCTGATGACCCTGTCGGACTGGCCCCTACGCAGATAGGCGTCTGCCCGGACAATGATGTCGGCACCACCGACAATCTCGCGGATCTCTGCGGCTGCTTCAGGAGCGAAGTGATCCAGGATGTGCAGCGACTCATGTATGCCGTCAGTGATGTACCCAGATGCCGTGTCATTTTGCGGAGGCTGCTGAAACAGATACACAGTCGTCGGAGTTGCCGGGTCGAACTGCGCGGAACCTCCAGCGTTGTCTGGCGCGTCGATTACAACAACATCCAGACCGAAGTTCTTCTCCAGGTGATCCCTGGCCTGTTCAACCGCCTGCGTACCCTTACCACGACTGACGACGTTCCCCTTCGTCCTTGCAACATCCACAGCGTCGCGCACAGTGACCATCTCGGTGCGGACACCTCGGTCTCGGTCAGCCTTGACGGTGCGTGCAGCTTCGAGGCGGTCGCTGTTGCGGCTTTGCAGACGCCTGTAGTTGTCGATCTTCCTGCTCTGAGAAGTGACCTCTTCGGTGTTTCCGTCTGCCGCTGCCTGGCGTCGCTCTTCCTTCGCCCGGTTGATCTTGTCGTCAAGAGCGGATTCCACATCACGCATCGTGTCGATACGAAGCTGGAGCGACTCGTTGTCCATCCCGTCGTAGATCTCGGTGTCTGCGTTCTGGACCACCGCGTGCTTCATCAGCTCGTGGTATCCGCGAGTCTGCCTCATGCGCTCGACTCTTTGCTGGACGGTCTGAGTAGCTGCGCCAATCCCAGCCATGCCTCCGCCGGTCACCGCTCCCCCGACCAAGCCACCAAGGAATGCGTCGAGGAGCTGCATCTCTCGCTCTGCGGTGGGGTCAATCTTTGGTGCGAGACCCCTCTCGACGGCCTGGCTCTGTGCAATCTCAGTGACGACTTCTTCGAGCCCTTCAACAACGGCGGAACCGGCAAAGGCCCCAACGGGAACCACGGTGCGGGCACCTGCTGCGGTCAGGTACTTGGACAGTGCTTTGCGCGTGACTTCCTTGGTGATCCTTTTCCCGAGCCTCTTCGCGGCCAGAGAACCTATGCCCAGGGTGACCACGTTCGACAAACCCTCGACGCCACCCTCGATTGCTGACATGGTTGCAGCGAATCTCGTGATCTCTCCATCCGTCAGGGTGTCAGGAACATCCCAGCCGCCAGCCTTGGCAGCAGCAATGACCTGGTCAGCCATCATTTCAGCTTCGTACTTGTTCATTGCGAACGTGCCAGCAAACGCCCCGGCAAACCCGCCAACAGCACCACCGATTCTGGCACCGCCCCCTCCACCCACGAGTGCGCCTGCCGCAGCACCGCCGAGTCCGACAGCAGTCATCGGGAGGCTTTCGGCAGAACTCTCCAGGTATCGCACAAGATCAGTAGGTGCTTCCTCGTCAGGTCGGAACTCCCCGTAGAACCCGCGCATTGCTGCGGCGTACTGGTTGAGCTTTTCTCCTGTTTCCTCTGACACCCAACCGATAGGCTCGGCAGCAATGTCTGCAACGCTGGACGCCATGTTGCCGAGACCGCGCACCACACCCATACCCATGCGGTCGAGGAAGTCGTCACCAATAGTTGACGCAACCAAAGAACCGACGTCGCCAGAGTTCTGGAGCGCGTAGTGAATCGGCGCAAACCCAGCAACCTGTTGTCCAAATGCGCGACCAACTGCCGCACCTGCTCGGCGTGCTGGAGCTTCTGCCAGGTATGTAGACAGGTCCTCTCCCGGACCCTGGGCGACAGTGTCTACTGGTGTAGACAGACCGGAAAGGTCGAACCCACTAGCAGGACCCTTCTTCTTGCTGCTAGATGCGCCAGCACCACCGATACCTGACAGGTCAAATCCAGTCACTTATTGCCAAACCTTTCGATCCTGGAAGTCAGTTGAATGGCGAGCGTCTGCGCGGTCTTGTCCTCAGGAGCAATGCTGCGGAGTTTCGCAAGGACTTCTTCTACCGATGCTCCGGCTTTTTCCATCTCTTCTGCCCATTCGTACTGGCGAACGATCCGAGCGAGCACGCTGCGGATTTCTTCCCTCGCCATCTCGTCTTCTTGTTCCTGGGCCTGTGCCTGCATCGTGGCGACCTGATCTGACGCGAACCTGCTGCTCGCTTCCTCTTGGGTTTCCAGGTGGTGCGGGATACCAGTGAGACTGTCCATCATGCTCTGCTGCACACGAACGTCGAACTCAGGATTCGAGTTTCCGTTGTATCGCAGAGCTTGCTGCACAATCTGAGCCACGTCTGCCTCAGTCAGTGGAGCCACATAGCCGTTCTCTGCCAGGTAGGTCGAAACGCTGGACAGGAAGTTGGGCATCGATCCGCTGTCGTCCGGGCTACCGGGAAGTGCTGCCGTCAGCGTTCTGCCACCACTGACAGTCGCGCCCCTGGTCAGCTCGTCGAACATGGCGTTGTAGAAGCGACGAGTCAGAGCATCGTTTCCTTGCAGACGCTGCGAAAGACTGACCTGGGTGGACGCTCCGTTCGGACTTGCCAGAACGGAGTGAACGACGCCCGTGTTCTGCCCAGACTGGTTGAGCTCAGAAAGACGCTGCTGTGCGTGGCTAGCAGGAAGGCCCATCATTTCAATGGACGACTTCAGTGCTTGCTCGCGTTGCTTGAGAGCAGCCTGGACAGCCGCCTGGCTCCTTTGGGATCGTCCTGACAGGAGGTTCCCGGTCACTGCCTGGACGGCCTGCGCTGCCTTCTGCTGGCTACCGCGTTCAGTCCGCTGAATGCCAAGGACATACTGTGCAGCCTTCATCGGGTCTTCCTGGAACGCTTCGGTCATGAGAGACCCGAAGAGATCGCCGTACTGTGGAATCAGGGACTCCATCGCACGCTCGAACTTGGGACCGATCTTCATGATCATGTCCTGGCGTCGCGCTTCAGCAACAGCGTGATCTCTGGCCTGCTGCCGGAACTCGCTTCGTGATTTCAGAGAAGCCATCCACGTCGGCATCGACACCATCATGACGCGCTTCTCGCCCGTCCTGGTGGTGAACGACACGGCAGGCTTGCCTCGCACAGATCCGAAGTCCAGAGCCTCCAGTCCCACGGGGTCGCCCGTGTCCAGAGACTTGAGTGCTCGAATGTCAGAGTAGATGCGCTCGTCCTGAGAGGCCATGCCGTTCAGGATGCGCTGGTCGTCAGTCATCTCTGCAACAACCCCCGTCTGAGGTGCCACAGATCCGTTGGGTTGTTTGGGATTGTTCATCATATTCCAGGCATGGGTTCTGAATCCCCAGGTGCTCGCCCAGGGGTGGTTGTGGGTACGGTTTCCGAGTCGTCAGGCGTCGAGGTAACAGCTTCAACAGGGCCAGAGATGACGCCCTTGGCAATGCCCAGGTTGGAGGACGCTGGTGCGGTAGCTGCGGGTTGTGCAAGCATCCGAAGTTCTTCGGGTGCTTCTGACACAAAGTCCATCGTGTCGAACTCTGCCATCCGCCTTTCCAGTTCGACCAGGCGGTCGAGCTTCATGCGGTCGGTCAGCGGCTCCATGGACGCGCCCATCGCTGCCCCCATGTTTGACGCATCAGGGTGCTCGCTATTGGCTAACCCAGCAGCAATTCCCTGGGCAAACAGCCCAAGGAAGGAGGGAGATGCTGAGGGAGTTTCCCGGTCTTCTTCGTCCTTGCTGTCTGCGTTCAGGGAAAAAATTGCTGCTGGGTTTCTGCTCATGTCACCGCTTCTTCTTCTTGGGCGTGGTCTTCTTCTTGCGTGCCGGAGCCTTGCCCGACATGCCCATCTTGTTCTTCTTCGGCGGTCGCCCGCGCTTGCTTCCGTAGGTTCCTGGTCCGTAAGGCATGGTGCCTCCTAGTTGCAGTCCCATTTACGCAGGGACTTGTTGATGCGTGAGTTCGGGTCTCTGGCAGTCTTGCTGCTGGTGTTCTTCGCCTTCATGCCCTTCATTCTGGCACAGAAGCTCTTCCGTCGCGCAGCCTTCTTCGGGCTCTTCTTCGCCGCCTTCTTGCTGACGGGTGGCTTCAGGGTTCCACCTGTCTGCTTCTTGTAGCTGGCTCGACCTTTGGCGTTGAGTCCTCCGGACGGGCTCTTGCCTTCTTTGCGCTGCCAGGCCGCTGTCTTCTTCTTTTTCGCCACGCTACTTCTTCTTCCTGGCAGTCTTTGCCGCACGCTTGAACTGCGCCGCAGTCGGCCTGCCTTTTTCGCCTGGCTTTCTCATGCGTTCTCCGGATCCTCCGGCGATGCGCTTTCGCTTTGCGTGAATGTTTGCGTACAGACCCGACTTCTTTTTCTTAGCCACCAGAGGATCCTCCTGCTGCCATTGCTCCACCAGACGCGCCCATGCCAGCACCTGGACCGCCCAGGTAACCGGCAACAGCACCCAACCCTGCACCAAACAGAACCGGACCAAGGTTGAATCCTGATCCCACGTTTGCTGCACGGTCTAGGCCAATTCCCAGGCTGTTCTGTGCCATGTTGGTTTGGCCGCTGAAGATGTTGCCAGCCATGTTGCTCATGCCGCCGTATTGCGCCATCGTGTACGCCTGGTTCATCGATCCCACGGTCTGAGCCATCGTGGTTCCAGCGTTCAGAATGTTGGCACCGACCTGGGCATCTGCGTTGTAGAGAGACGCTGCCTGCCCGCCGACAAGGTCAGACATCATCATGCGTTCGCGTTCACTGAGAAGACCAAGGTCCAGGGCACCACGACGTTCTACTGCGTTCACCGCAGATTGACCAAAGGACGTGTTGCCCAGTCCGGTGAAGGCGTTGGCTGCCATGGTCTGCGCCCTCTGGGCCTGAACACCCTGGCGAATCTCCTCGCGGCTTGCGTCGAAGCCCTGGCCGATCAGTTCTCGCTGCTCTGCAAACGAAGCCAGCAAACCTTCCCGGGCCTCACGGAGCGAACTGCGGTAGCTGTCCACGTTGCTCTGAAACATGCTGGTGTATGCGTCAATGTCCGAGTCGCGCTGTCCTGCTAGGTAGTTGAACGACGCACCCATCATGGTTTGATAGTTCTGAACAAACCCTGACATCTGAGACTCGAAGCGACTCATCGCTTCCTGCATCATGCGATCGCGTTCGCTTTCGTCACCAAATAGATCACCCAGGAAACCCATGTCCTAGCTCCTAACCGTTCTGACCGGGCCACCCGGCTCGATGTCTACACTGATGTCTTCGATAGCCCAGGACCGACCAGTGCTGGAGATTTGAAAGTACAAGTCCGTCTCACGGATACGCATGCGAAGTGAGTTGTTGAGACCTGTGCGTAGATTGTGCGTCGAAATAGGTTCTGCCGGGTCCGTGTCAATCGATCCCGCAAGTGACAGAAAACTGACGTTGGTTGGCGGATCCACAGCAAGAAAGTCTGCGTCGTAGATTTTCCCAGGGAGGGAGTTGTAGTTGTTCTTCTGAAAAATCGCGCCAGTGTCGTCGAGGTTACGAACGACCCATACCTCTGTGTTCTCCTGAAAGAGAACCCAGTTGTCTGGTCCGTAGAATGTCAACGCGGCGTCGTCAGTCTGACGCAGGTATGTACCTGCGGGAGACGCAGCGTATCCCCCACGCAGCTTCACCGTAGTCGTGTCGCCTGCAAGGTTGTCGCCTATGTTGACTTCGTCGTCTCCAGCACTCGCGCCAGGAAGGTCTATAAAGGTGGTGTCTGTTTGCCCTGCGCCATTGTTTGACGTGTTGGTGCTCAGGATATTGTCCGTCACCTGCACGTTCTGGTCTGCGACGTCAGAGATCTCGACTGCTGTGATGTCGAAGATCGACAGAGTCGCGATGTCTGTCGAAAACTGGGTCGAGGTCGTTTGCCCGGCCACGGTAGCCTGCGAGGAAGTGAGGTCTCGGACCTGTGCCGTTGTGGGCATCCCGGATGCAAGGCCGCCCTGGTCGCCTGTAGTCTGGACTTCTGTATCGCTTTGCAAACGAACACGAACATCTCTGAGCAACACTCGCTGGCTGATGTCTGTGTTGATGGGGCCAAGCATGACACGGCAATCGATGTCGGCAGGTGTTTCTGACACAGTCCAGGACGCCGAGTCCGTGACCTTCAATCCGTCCTGGGGATACACGCCGTTGGCAGGCTGTGCCGATATCCGTCCAGACGTTCCGCCGAGCCATATGGTCTGTCGGTCATTGCTGTAGGGCTTGAAGGTGGCTGCACAAACCGGATTCGGGTTGTTGCTGTCAGCAATGTCGAAGGGCCACCAGCTCTGCGTGTTGACGTCGTATGCCGCATGGCGGCTGGATTCGTCCTGGTTTTCTCTGCTCAGGAAGACCTGGAGGACACCCTTGCCTTCGTCGTACACGGCCAGGACTTCGCCCAGGTCGTCGAGCTGCGTCCTGGAGAACAGTCCGTCCAGGGCACCTGCGCTGATGCGGTCGCCACGGTTGATGTCGAAGTCGTTCGGCTTGACGTGGTACACACCATCGTTGGCAACGACGTATGCAGACTTCTCTGGCCCAGCGCAAACAGCTCGTGGCCCAAACGCACCGACATCGCGGGACAGTTGTGACAATGCTGTGTCCCCGAAAACCGGGTCGGCGTTCATGTACGCCATGCTGTCCTTGCCTGCAATGAGCAGGCCGGTCGTGCCAAACGGGTACAGAGCGGTGATGCGGTCGCCAAGGATGGCGTACTCCGGGGAGTTGCCTCCTGCGATGCCAAACCCGGCGTCATTGGTTTTGGGGTTCCACTGGTTGGGATCACCGACAGAACAAGCAACCCACACGTTCGGAGTTGTCGCGAATCCTGCCAGGACAATCCTGGATCCCCAGACCTGCATGATAGTCGCGCCGTCAGGACGGACAGATGTAGCGGAGTCTTTGTCGTGGATCTGGCTTGCGGTTTCACCAGACGGCGAGTTCGTCTTGTACTCCCACCAGTGTTCCAGCACAGGGGTTTGCTGCGTCAGGTCAATACGGAAGTAGTCCGTACCGTCAGCCAGATAAGCGTACCCGCGCAACATCTTCGCCTCGATGCGTTTCGCGGAGGTGCTCAATGTCCCAGGGATTCGCCAGGTTGCTCCCGTGCCATTTGCGAAAGCACCGCTGTTTGCGACCGTGGTGTTGGCGAGGGTGCTTGTGATTGCTGTGTTTCCCAGGGCACCGGCAGTTGCCTGTGTCACGGTTACGACTGCATCAGATGCAGACGCAGTGATCGTACCGTTGTGTCCAGCACTGTTGTTGATGCAGGCGGCCAGAGATGTGGCTGCTTGAGCGGCTGTACCACTTTGGTTGAACTGACGAGCACTTAGATCTTCAGCAGCTTTAGCTGTGTATGTCTGTGAAACTTGCGGGTCGGAGTTGTCCTTGAGGATAATGGTCTGGTCCACAGCGGGGAGACCACCGAACGTGATTGACGAAGTAGCCGCCACTGGAACATGGTTGCCCAGGGCGGCGTTCTGTGGACCGTTGGGCGCGGCGTCGTAGACCTTGCCACCCTGGATGATCAGGATTCTTTGGACGAGGTCCGTGCCACCTGAACCGTTGTCTCGATACACCTCATACGGCAGCATGGCCTGAATACGTCCTGCCTGGCCGCCGGTCGTCACGTCAGCGACAGCACAGAATCCCTGCCGGGTTCCGATGCGTAGCCTGCGCTCGAATACGTCGAACGGCATGACATTGAGGCACGACTTGGTGTAGTCAGAGCTTCGTGCGCGATAGCTTGCCTGGTCGGTGTAACCGCGAAGAGGTTGTGTGAGAGGTGTGTAGGTCATGCAGGCTTCACATAAACACGGACGTCGTACCTGTATCTGTATAGAACACTTTGGGTACTGGTGGCTATCAGTTTCCAAGTGCCAACAATCTTCTTTCCCAGGAACTGATCGAACCCTTCTATCCCATCCTGGTTGGTTCCAATTTGCAGGAAGTCGCCATTGTTGCTGGTGTCATAAATCGTGGGCAAACTTTCGCCTGGCAGTTGTTCTTGCGTCACTGGGAGGTTGTATATCGGGGTCACACGGTTGTCTTGCCATGCGTTTCCGAGAGAATCTGTTGCAGCAAAATGGTCATGATAATTTGGAACACTGAGGTTCGGGTAGTCGGTGTCTGCTCTGTACGCACTACTCTCCCCGCTGCTTGAGTTCTTTGCCCAATGAACCATTGAGCCGAATCCCCAGGAAGATGCGCGGCTGTCGAACACATATTTCATTCTCGTTGCTGTGCCAAAGAACTGGGTGGCATCTATGTTCTGAAATCCTGTGGTACCAATCAGGGGCATGATCATGGTGCCCCGTGTTACACCACTCAACGTTTGGGTAGGACCATCTGGTGCGTTCAGGCATATACCGACGAGTTGTTGTGTGCCGCCCGCATTGACTGTTTCCATGTCCACGACAATTCTGATTTGTCCGATCGTGCTGTTTGCATCAACATCAGGAGAAATACTCGCATCAACGGTCGCTGTGTCAGATGCGTTATTCAACGCAACCGGCATGACCGAAAGCATTGGATCACCACCAGTGTGACCGACAGATGGAACCAATTCTATCCAGCCGTCTGCATACGGTTCTGTTCCTCCTACGAGCACATCTGAACCGTCGCGGACAAACTCGTAGAACCCAGTCGAGATACGGTCCCATTCGCCGCCTGTGTAGACGTACCCTTCCTGGGGGGCTTTCCATGCAGAGGAGTCGCGCACATACGGTGTGACTTTCCCGGAGTTGTCTGACAAGTCCTTGACGCCACCGATCTCTCCCACAGCAATACCTGCACCGCTCGTTCTTTGAACGTATGGGATCGACTTGATTGCGTTCTGGGGACCAGGGAATGGCATGGTCAACTAGCCCTATAGAAAATGTCGCCAGCGAGCGGGTTGCTGAACTCTTCACCAGTTGGTGCTCCTGACCCACTGTTGACTACGACAGACTTCGACGAGTTCGCTCTGACATAGGCAGCGTTCGCCGCTTCAGTGTGAGCTGCGTCGTGGCCTGACTGGGTTGACGTAGCCACGGTGGTTGTGGCATTGGTCAGGTCTGCCGTGCTCCCTGTGTGGGCAAACGAGATCGACCCTGACGTGCCGCTCTTCCCCATCGTCAGAGTTGTGATGTGGGAAGCTGTCACCAAGCTGGTTGAAGTCCCGACGTTTGCAGTAGTCAAAGTGTCGTGCGTCAGAACTGAAGCACCTGCATCTGTAGCGTTCACAGTCAGCGTTGGTGCCGCAGATGCAGCAGCTTCAACTGTTACGTCTGGGGCTTTCGCAGTGCCGGTGAAGATAGGGTCGGCCTTCGAGGCGTAGTTCGTAGTCGCATCCCCGTTAGTCGCGCACGTCCCTGGCGCGAATGCGTAAGGCAGTGAGTTCCACACCGTTGATCCGTCACCAATCTTGATGACAGGGGTGTTCATGGTTGTGAAGACCGACGCATTGCTGTCGTTCGTTGTACGCAGCCCCATCTCGCCTGGCTGGAGAGCTGGGTTGTTGGATACCCAATTTGCGTTGGTGTCGCGCCTGGTTTGGATCCTGTAGATAGGCATCAGTCGTCGTCCTCGTCTTCCTCAATCTCGATTTGCTGATCAGCGTCCAGGGGAGTACCGCCCCAGATCAGACCGTGCTTGATGTCTTCGATCACTCCGATGATCGAGTAGTTGTCCATGTCAAACTCGACCTGCCAACAATCGATGACCCTAGTGAGCTGTTCCTTCATCTTTTCCAGGGGGGTTCTCATCGTGGCATCTCCCTCAGTTCTGCTGTCCAGGACTTTCCCGAAATCCTTGACGGCTTGTCCCAAACTGCTTCGACAATCGCCATACCAGCGTTCCAGAGGCTCGTGTCCTTCCGCTTCATGTAGTCTGGCTTCAGCGGACCACATGTCCCGACGTTCATGTTCCAGTAGGGCAACATGCATTTCGACGACCGCTTGGCTCTCGTCGGCGAGACTGGGCGATGAGTGTGCCCACGGATCGTCAGCGCATACGGAGTCCACCCGCAGGCTCCCACCATCTGCAAGCCCTCGATCTCGTCGCTGTTTGCTCCGGCGTCGAACCCGTGGAAGAGGTGTACCTGACCGACCCGATACACACACCTGGCCGACTTCTCGTATGGAAGCCAGTGCCACTTCTTGAATTCCTCTCCGAACTCTGAATGCTTGCGCCAATCGACCAAATCGCGGACGGCGCGATCGATTCGCCTGGGGTCTTCGGCCAGGATGTTCGCATCGTGATTCCCCAAACAACAGACCAGCCTCGTCGATGAGGGTACTTCCGCACGGAGTGTCCGTAGGAAGTTGGATGAGAATCTGTACTCGTCCGACAACGAATGGGAGGCTTCGCTTGGGTGGACGCTCGCGGCGGTGCCATCGTGGAGATCCCCAAGATGAACCAGATGAGTCACCCCATCGATCGTTGTCAGTTGGTCCAGAATCCATTGGTGTGTCTCAGGTGGAGTGAATGGTGCGTGTGTACAGGAGATTGCCACGATCTTTGCCATTTTCTTGGACATTTGTCACGGCTTCTCCTTGCTCCGCACATCATTGAATCTGATCAATGCTCCAGCTACTTCGTGCGCTGTCCGTAACGCCTTGGTTCGCAACTGGTCGGCGGCCCTGGTCATGGCACAGGCGTCTGTTCCCATGCCGTCCAGGCTTGATTTGATCTGTCGTAGTTGCTTGTTCATCTTGAGTAGATTGTTCTCGATTGCACTCAAGTTCTCTCTCTCTTTGCCCTGGCGTTTTGCCAGGACATGCCATCACGTCGTACCTGGAATGAAGAGATCCCAGTAGTCCGTGTTTGTCGGAACCTTGTTGGTGTTTCCGGCAGTTCCGAGGGCGATGTAGACACTGTTGTTGTATCGCACCAGGTCGTCCTGGGTGTACGTCGTCGAGCTAGACCATTCGCTGCGCCACACTAGGTTGTACCCCGCTGAAACGCCGACCTGGCTGATGCCCAGGTTCTGGCTGCCGTTGTCATCTAAAAAAAAATTCCGCGCCATGGGCAACACACCCAGGTCGTTCGTGCTGACTCCGTCCTTCCGCAACGCTTGGTCAAGGAGGGTTCCCTGATCAATCATCGCAAGACGCTGGTGCGTTGATCCGTCCTCGCCGCCCTCTGCAATTGCACGGACGTATTCGATGAGCAACTGATCGCAGTACCCAGGCACAGGAGCTGTGACGGTGTCGGCTGTTGCCGTTGTCCAGGCAGGCCAGGACTCCCTGTACCGAACGAACACCGCATCGTCCTCTGTAGCCGATGGAGTCGGAAACAGGTCGAGCCTGGGCGTAGGTAGGCCAGAGTCGGTATAGGGTGTCCTGGTCAAAGTTGCGACGTAGAACAGGCTGGTCTTCGCGTTGCTGCGCTTGAATTCCTCGAACGTTGCCGGAGCGACCAAGTCGATCGTGAACGACAAGCTGTTGCTCGACTTGATCGACATGATCTCGCCTACGTTGATCGTCGCGCCTGACCCATCCGTAGCCAGGCTGATGAAGTCCTGGTCCTTGGTCAGGTCAAACCCCCCAGCAGTTCTCTCACGGAATCGCCATTGGCGGGAGAAAAGGTGCTCCCCCGCCGCGTTGACAATCTCGATGAGTCGCTGATCAACTGTCACCCCAGAAGCGGTGGAAGGGGAGCCACCGACAGCGAGGCGTGCATGACCTTTTAGTTGTCCGAGCGTGATTGTCATGGCGTTCCGTTGAGAGAAGGGAGAAATCAGGCCGACCAGATTGCTCCAGAACGGCCCGAGAGGGTGTTCCGCTAGGTGCCCCGGTGTCCGACCGCGTTCTTGTACACATCGACGTACACTCTGATGCTGTCACCCGGTGACCCCGCCTCCAGGGCCATCACTTTCCCACGCCCTTTGGCAAGCGGTGGATCGGGCTTCCAAGCCTTTTCCCATTTGCCCTTTGCAGATGCATCACTGATGTACCCAACGTCGATCGGGTCACCGACTGCAACTGTTCCTGGGGCATGGCTTGATGGTCGGCCTGACGAGTTTGTGTAGCTGAATGACATGTCCGCAGTTGAACCCAGGGTGATAGTGGTCACACCTCGGAGCATCACACGGACAGGGACAAAGGTGTTCTGAGCCATCGCAGCAATGCGGGTGGCCTGGAGGTCGTCGTCAAGGAGCACACCGACTGGCCCGACACTGGCTCGATCCAGGGTCAGGTGCTTGCATGCAATCAGATCCAGGTTGCCCTTGTCGATTGTCAACGTGTTCAGTCCGCTGTTTACTGACGGCGAGAGCACGGTGTCATCCAACAGGATGGGGGATCCCGCAAGCACGTCCGTGTTTTCAGAAACGCGAACACACTGAATGATCACGTCGTCAAAGTTGAATCCGATTGGAGGTGAGGTCGTGGACATGCAATCCGATCAGAAGGCGTTTGTGAAACCGCGACCAAAGGCATCGATGAGGATCGTGGCTTTGTCACCCTGAAGTGCTCCGCCTGCTTTGATGACCAGCCCACACGCAAGCTGAGTGCTTGTTGGCTTGTCGAACTGCCCGTTCGCGTCGGGCGTGATCTGGGTCATGAGGTTGCCCAGGTTGGCGGTTGACTCGCCGCCGCGCTCCACTTCCACTGCACCGACCATCACGACTTCTCCGTATCGTCCGGCCCGAATTACGGATTCGGTCGCACCAATGGGCGCGTGGGTTGTTTGCTCGGCGGTGCCTGCGACCTGGACAGAAGGCACATCCGTGTCGTTGAAGAAGCTGGTGACCTTGACCAGGCGGTTGGCCGGGATGTCCGTCCCGCTCGTGTTCTTTGCCTGGATCACGATCCTGTCGAACGCGATCCCCTTCGGTGGCTGTACGGATGCAAGCATGCGTTCTCCGAAAATCACCCAGGGGGAGGAAGTCCCCCCCCTGAGCGGTGAAAGAGATGTTGGGTCAGGACGCCGGGATTGTCGAACCAAACCCGTTGATGCCGTCGAAAAGCACGCTGGTCAGATCGCCAGCGGTCGCGGTGTTTTCGAGAACATGCCCCACGATCTTGATGATCTGGTCGGGGGCGTCCATTGGGTCGCCAGTGGGAGCGATGTCAAGGCGACCGTCAGTGGTCTGTGAAACCATGCAGGCAACACCTGCGTCTGCTGCGGCTTCACAAACTGCGTCGAACACTCCGCGCACACCGATCTGCCCAGAGGATCCGGCAGTCACGGCTTCCAGGGCAATGCCATGAAGAGTTGCGTTTGTGTTCGGCGGGTCACTTGCATCTGACTTTTCGCAGGTCGAAAACCCGCCGTTCGTCAGAAGAAAAGTAACCACTTCGCCCTTGGCGAGTGCTTCGTTGCAGGTCACGTTGACGACCTGAGTCTCAAAGCTGAGGCCGTCCGGCCCCTGGGTCATGGAGAGTGCCATGGATCAATTCCTTTCTGCTCGGATCAGGCGACCGGAGCAATGATTCCGTGACGCTGACGCGACCGGGCCATGAGGTTCCACCAGGTGTCGCAGAGCACGATGCTCGTGTACGGCTGGTTGGGGTGACGCATGACATCCGACTTCTTGAAGAAGTGACGGCCATGGAGAACGCAGGAGAGGTACTCCGAGTTGATGAAGTAGTACCGAGCACCAGGGCGTTCGGCATCAGCTTCAGACGCGCTGCTGGTCGAGCCAGCGTAGTCATCCTTGGGGTACATGGCAGCGGTGTCGAGCTTCGAGACGTACCGAAGCGGGATACCCGCGTAGCTGGGCTGCGCGTATGCCGGGTCCTGGGGAGACACGAGACGATCGTTCTCGTTGCGAAGCTGATCGACGTACTGGTTCAGACCCTCACGCGAACACGCGATGATCTGCGAACGCATCGAGGCGTTGTCGAAGTACTCAGAGAACTGAGCCGGGGCGGTGTATCCGCACTTCAGGAACATGTCGTCGAAGCACGGGAGGAGGCCGCCAACGGGGACCGAGGTGTTGCCGTCAGCATCATCGACACTGTCGTCGTCGGTGACGATGTTGGCTGCGTTCGCAGCAGCAACCGCGCCGCCACCCAGGGCAGCCTTGCTGTAGAACGCGATCTGGTTCGTCCAGCGGGGCTCGTCGAACGGGTCGATTCCCATGACCGAGGAGTAGCCCTTGGGCTTACCGCCACCACGGACTTCGCCGAGCTGCGCGTCAGCAGTCGAGGTGATGATCTCGTTGATCAGAAGAGCGAGCGGGAAGGGCTTGCTTCCAGTCGCATTCTCGATCTCGGACTGATCAGCCACGGGGTCAGCGAAGAGCGAGGCTTCCATCCCGTTGATCAGGGAGGTCGTCATCCGCTGTTCCTTCTGCCGCTTCAGCCGCTTGTAGACGGTCTTGAGACCCTCCCGGCTGAGACCCTCGCCAGCGTTGAGCTCGATCTCGTGATCGGTGAACGCCATGTGGTCAACCGCGAATCGCCAGGGCGCACTGATCGTGTCGATGACCTGGGGGTTGCGGTAGCTGAACGTCGCGTTCGGCTTGTAGAACTCAAAGGTGTTGGAAGCGTCGAGCATCAAGGCGTCCTTGATCTCGGCTCCACTCTGGACGTTGGCTCCGGTACGGCCACGAGCCAACTCACCCCAGAGGTAGTTGCGCTCGACCGCTTCGTTGACCAACACGTCGGGTCCGGTCAGATATGCCGGGCCGGTGCTCGCGATGAAATCCGCGAACTTTGAAAGTGCAGTGCCACTCATTGGGCTGCTCCGTTTCTATTGAATCGGGCAGATCAAGGGTTGAAGTCTGCGAGAATCCGGTCCAGTGCCAGGTCTTCTT